GCTTGCAAGATAAGTTAGGTGGGCAAAGTCCTTGGAGATGAACGAGTTAATACTTTTTGACTTTCTTAAGTTCAATCTCTACCCAGATTTAGAGAGAGCACCAGGAATCTATGATGCCTTCGACTGCACCTCACAGAAGGCCGGTCACTTCATTGAATTGAAGTGTCGCCAAACCCATTATTCTACGCTACTTATAGAACAGATGAAGTACCGCAAGCTGATAGAGCAGGCCTATCACCGCGACCTTCTGCCCTTCTATATCAACAGCACACCACTTGGTATCTACTCCTTTGATCTTACAGATATGGATGAACCGCAGTGGCATACACATCAGATGCCAGCGACTACTGAGTTTGAGAATGTAGATAAGGTCGAGAAGGTAGTAGGCTATCTGCCTATTGAGGAGGCTATCAAGCTATGACATATGAATATGAATGCACCAAGTGCGGTGATAGATACACGATGGAACGCAAGATGACAGACCCAGAAGAGTTCCCGCAGTGCAACCTTTGCCATAAACCTATGAACCGTGTTTGGTCTGCTCCAAGCGTGGTCTTTAATGGGACTGGCTTCTATAGTACCGATAACAAGCACTAACCCCCACCGGCGAAAGAGTCGTTAGAAACTCCGGTGAGGGCTAGTTGTGCTTCGAAAGGAGAACGGCTAAACTATATCACAGATGTTGCCGATGACCCACTCCACCACAGGCACAGCAACTGCATTGCCCATCTGTTTATATCTACTGCTATCTGATTGTCCAGCTGTCCAGTCGTCAGGGAATCCCTGCAACCTTTCACATTCTACTGGTGTTAAGCGGCGTACAGTTCCCTTGTTTAGTAAGGTCTGATCATTAGATGTTGCTATTGTCAATGACTTATCCTCACTAATCAAAGGGCCTTTGCCCCCACCTGGTTTACCTTCTCGCATACGCATTAGTGTTGCAACCATAGAAACATTGTTCCCTCCTGTACCCATACGCGATGTAAGGGTATTCATAGTCTCGCTTTGCACTCTAGCTCCATCGTGGTAGTGAGGGTGAAAGACGATAATAGTAGTACGCACATCTCCATTATCAAATGCGTTCATAGTCGGCATTACCCCCCCCTGAATCCACGTCTCGTAATCATCCTCATTCTGTGCTCGCCTACTCTTTGTGAACCACAAGGTTTTCACTTCCACCTCCAAGGTCACCACCGTTAGCACGTAGCGTTCCTACTCCCTCGATGTAGCCACCAAACGAGGATGGAGTTACTACTACATTGTCTTCAGGTCTCTTGTATGAGGTAGCAGTTATGGTTGCAGGTCCTTCTGTGTAGCCTCCGAAGCTTGACTGACCAAAGCTTCTTGCAGCGCTGGTGGCAGAGTCTTGCCCCTCTTGTTTGCTCTGCGTAGGATCCCGTCGCACGCCTTGCTGCTTAAATAGTATTTCTCCTGCGCTTCCGCTTGAAGCACGTCTGCAAGCGATGAAGACACGCTTGCGCCGTTGGGGTACTCCGAAGTACTGAGCATCAAGCACGCGCCAGGCGACAGAATACCCGAGGTCTGCCATCGTCCCGAGTACGACAGCAAAGTCTGCTCCGTTGTTAGAGGAAAGCAAACCAGGTACATTTTCGAGGATTGCGTACTCTGTTTGCGTTTCTTCCACAATTCTTGCAATCTCCCAGAATAACCCGCTTCGTGCGCCAGCAAGTCCAGCCCTCTTGCCAGCGACGCTGAGATCTTGGCAGGGAAATCCTCCTGTAATAATGCCTCTGCTCGGTATAAATCCTGCTCCAATTAAATCACTCCCCTTTACTGTAGTTACATCATCGAATATCTTGCTCTTAGGAAAACGGTGTGCCAATACTTCTTGACACTTCTTATCTATCTCAACTGAAGCTACAACATCTACACCGTTGCGCTCCATTGCTAGGTCAAAGCCACCCACTCCTGCAAATAGGGACACTCCCGTTAGGTTAGTCATTAGTACCATCGGTGTCGTTTGTGGAAGGCAAGAGCACGGCACGCAGATCCTCCATAGCGGTGTTCAATGTATCGTAAGCCGTGAAGGATTTGTAGTTCAGCTCTTGGACTACGCTCTCCAAGGAGTTGAGCAATTCCATAAGCCGAGCTTCTTGGTACGCCCTGTGAATCTCTTGGGCGAGCAAGGTGGTCGAACCTGGATTCAAAGGTCCAAAGTGTGATGAGGCACGCTGTCTCACGTCGTGAATATCCCAAAGCGCGACTATATTCCCTTGTGATTTTCTTGTTCTCACGCTTCTCCTCCATCGTTGCCTTGGTTCGTGCCGAGATTACTGGATTGACTTGCTGTGAATTGTCTCGCTGATACTGATGCAATAGGAGCATTAGTAGTGCCGTCAATATCAATCCACTTACGACCTTCTGCTTCGTCATTCGCTTTCTCCCTCTCCAGCAACTCCTTATAGGTGTCCGGATATAGTTGTGATAGTTTTGTCAAAGCACGATCTCGCGCTCGTCTATAGTTTCTGTAGCTCACCGCTTGACTAGCGGCAGCCTTCATTCTCTTTTCGCTCATTGTCTCTTTCCTAAAGCCTGGTTGATAATATGGGTAATGTCTATTGGCTGCCCAATAAGTACAGCGTCTTCTTCATCTGAAGACCACGCTGAAACCAATACCCGAGAACCGATTGGGCTTCTCTGATACCAGTCTACAGCCTCAAAGGGCTTTTCCCCACCCCATTGCGCTATCCCTTGCGCGTCTGTCACCTCATAAAGGTTAATCAGGGTGTATTGGGCAGGGTGAAAGGTGATTACATTGGTAGGTGGATCACCTAAGAAGGCTTCACCGTTACTATCAAACCGTATTACTCTACTCATTCTCTTCCTCCTTTGGAAATAATTTATCCCAGCACGCAGGGTGCGTGCCTGATATCAGTAACTCTCTATCACTCACAGACATATCAGGGAAAGCATTTTGTATTAACTCTCCCCCTTGCCAGCTCTCTACCGCTTGGCGATCTAAACTCCATAGTTCATATTCACCGCAGACACCGCAAGTCTTGGTTTTAACTGCGATTGTTTCACTCATCACTCTCTCCCTCTTCCACATTAAATAGGCGCGATAGCGCACTATTGGCACGCGTGAGCGTAGCTAGTAGCTCTTCTTGCTCTCTCTTCATAGTCTCCTGCATTGTCTCTTTCATTTGCTCATCTCCTCTACTTTGACGGCTGTATCAAGGCAGAACCCGACTCGGTTTCCCCTGGTGAGCCACCACTTGCCGTTGTATTGGTGAACCCAACCCCACTTGGTCTTGCCACTCTCAAAGGTGACTCGCACCTTCACTTTATCTTGGGCATACTTTTCCAGCTCGCTCATAGTAAGCACCCACATTCCTTGATTGGTTGAATATGATCACCGCAGAAAACCTCCTGCGCTGGTAGGCAAGGCACACACCAAGCAAACTCGTTGCGGCCTTGTGATAGTTGGCCGTCTTGATTGGCCCACACTATGTCGTCATCCTCAAAATCAGCTTTACATTTCTCACAGGTGTAGTTCATTTTCTCTCTCCCTCTTTCTCAGTTGTTAATAGATAAGGATTGGTGCGGTCTGCTTTTTCTTGCATAGTCTCCCCGTCTTGGTGCATTAGGTCGCACTTGATATTGGGGAACTCGTGTTTTGCCTTGCAGATTGAACACATACCGTATCTGATAGAGTCAATAGCTTCCTGCATTGTCTTGTATGTAGTCATTCGCTCTCTCCTTGTTGGTTGTTGCGTGTGATCTGCCCTATCTGATGAATACGGTAGCTTTCGGTTACTGGGTTAAGGTCTAGTAACGCTCCCCAATCCCACTCGTTAGGGTCTGATTCAACCGTTACTTCTAGCACTATCTGATAACTTTCAGCTTTCATTTCATTCTCTCCCTTATCTATACAGGCGGGGCAGATATTGCCCTCGCCCTCTTCCTGCTGGTCAAACTCTTCGCCACACTCTGCACATTTGATTTCGTTCAGCTCGTGGCTGCTCCAAGGATCGCCGTCATAGTGGCCCATTAGTAACCGCACTCCTCTCGCGCTTCAATGACAGTCTTTGCATATTCCCAAATCTTAGAGTTTCCGTCAATGTTACGGCTTGCCCCGTCAAACCAATCCTGGAAATGATAGGTGACGGTGAAAATGTCTGTACCATCGTGGACCACAGAAAGGAAGTCACTAGGGCCGCCCCAAGATAGTTCAATCTTGGTTTCTTTCCTAGTCTCAACAGACAACGGGAAGTTGTTCCAAGCTTCGTAACCTTCCTCACTTTCTCCCTCTTGGTAATATCCTTTGAGGATATCGGTCACAGCCTCCTCAAGGTTTGACAGTTGGCTGTCAATTTTTTCTTCACAGGTTTGTTCTTTGGTTGTCATTCGCTTTCTCCCTCTTTCTCGTGTGTATGTGTTCCGTTGATGAACTGTGCAGCGGTTATCATTTGCCCACATTGTGGACAGAATCCGCCTTGCATTTCCCATTGAGCCATTTCTCTCCCTCTTTCTCTGTCCTAACGGTTAGGCACAGACTACCACACTCTGCCGTATTAGCAGAGCGCGATAGTACGCGACTATTCGCTCTCTTTCTCTAGTAGTTTTTCAAGCTCTTTCTCTAGTAGTTTTTCAAGGTCTATGGCTAGTCCGACCATTCCAGCTTTATTACAAGCCCAAATGAGTCCTATAATCTCGTCTCGGCGTAGTTCTATTTTTAGAATTTTGGAACGCTCTGCATATGTCATTGTCTTTTTCATCGTTCGCCCCCTCTCTCTCTCACCCAAAAGAAGAGACGGCAGCCAGCTTCCGCAAGGCAAAAGATCACCGCGCCCCAAAGGGCCAGCTGTAAAAGACCGCCAGCCATCTCTGCAATCTGCACCTTCATCTCATCCCCCACATCTGCCGAATATCTTGCGCGGTTGGCATTGGCTTCTTCTCTTCTTCTTTTGCGTGGCAGACTAGGCAAAGGTTATTTGGAAAAGTCTCATAGAGTCTGTGAATTGTGATTCCGCAATTTTTACAGTCTAGGAAATCGCTCATTTGCTCTCTCCCTTGTATGGCTCGTGGGGTAGTCGCCCATCTTTTGCAACTCTACGCTTTGCCTCTTCTAGGGCGTCTTTCTTGCTGTACCCGTAGAAAGTCATCTCGCTTTCTTCCTCTCCCACAAACGCATTCACTTGCCATCCCTTTGCATACGGTTGGCAAGACTTTATCTTGAAGGTTGCTGTCATTGTTTCTGTGTTCATTGTTTCCTCTTTCTATTGGTTGGTTTGTCTATACGGTATAGATCGAAATTGAGCTTTGCTGCAAAGATCTTTTTTAAGCTTTGAGTTGGTTTATGGCTTCATCTAGAAAAAGCATTAAGAGTTGCCAAGTTTCGCTTTCTAAGTTGTTGTCAAAACTAGGCAAGTGCTTTGCGATGACATTAGAAATGTCTTCTGTTAGGGCTAGATGTAGTTCCTCGTGCTGTATGGCTTTCTCTGTTCTTTCGTTCATTTGCTGTTCCTTTCCTATCTGACCTCGTCAGTAGCCGAATTACGGCTAGACGCCTCACGGCGTTTCGGTCTATCGGTTGCAGGGTGGTGTCTCGTCATAAAGACGAGCGCATTCCTTGCAAGAGTTGCCTCTCTTTGGGTGGATTTTTGTAAGCACTAGATTTGATTCACCACCCTTTCCGCTTTGGATTAGTGCCTCGATTTCTTGGTGGTGTTCATCGCAAGTCCAAACACGCCCTTTGTAATTTGTTGCTGTAGTCATTAGTTGTCTCCTTCTGTTTCGTCTTGTGCTGAACATAGTTCAGGGTTATGTACGAATTCACCATAGAATCCGTGGCCGTTTGTGTTTTCAATAGTTCCGTCTTCTGCATCGCAAGTTTCACCACAATCACCGCAATCATAGAATTCAGGGCATTGGTGGTCTTTTGCATATCGTGCGATGTATTCGCCAAAACAGATTTGGCAGATTGCTTTTTCATTTGATGGCATTTTATTTCTCCTTAGAATTGGCGTGGGTCATAGTCGTCTTTGATGTAAAAAGTTAGAGCAGATACATCTTCATTTGTGTCAGGGCGTTCATATTCAAGGTCAAGATTTGCCCAATCAAAGGAAGAATTTTCAGGTCCACCAATGAGAATTTGTGTGTCGTCTGAAAGACCTTCAAGTGCTTGTTTCATCTGCCCAACTGTGAAGGGCTTGATTGCATCTAACTTGGCAAACATCTTGCGCATTGCTTTTTCTGTTTGTTCGTCCATCGGTGAATCCTTTCGTTTGGTTGGGATAAGTATGCCCGACTCTGCCCCATATCGCAACGCATTTAAGATCTTCAGCTGCATAACGATTTGATAACGGGATTTGCAGAAACCTGCAAGTTACTGATCTTTTTTCCTGGTAACTTACTCACCGGTAACCTACTCACGGGTAACCGAACAACTGTTCGAGCTGAAGGGTCACAGGATAATTAGACAAATGAGGGCAGATTGTAAACGGTTTACAGATTGGGGGGATGTGTATAGGTTGCCAGAGGTAGAGCCAGCCCTCCCGTTTTTTCTAGAAAGTTATCCACAGCCCACCGCACAGCCTGTGGACAGCTGGCAGCGCGGTCGGGCGTGGCGCAGAAACGGACACCCCCCGTTGCTGAATTCTGCACGGGCGGTCCCTGTACTCCCCAACAAAAAATATTTGCTAAAGTGAAGCTGATCTGGCGCCTGACCTGC